ATTGACAACGCACAAGATTTCTATGATGTACAAACTTCAGCGCCTATGGCTGGCAGAAACCCTGCAAACAAGCCTCAAGCGCAAGCACCTATGGCAGAGCGACCAGCCCCTCGCATGCCACTAAACGGCATTGTTCCGCTTGATGCGCCTACTCAGTACCCAGACGAGGGCGTTGATACTGGTGGCATGCTTGGACCTAACGCTGGTGAAGAAGTCATGGCTGCTCCTGCTATGTTGCGAGCGCAGAACGACCAAGATGTTGCACAACTTGCGGCATATCTTCCTTTCTACGCAAAGATTGCCGAGATGCCACAAGCATCTAACGCATTTAGAAACTGGTATCGTTATATCCGTAGCCAGGTTGAAGGTACCGCGTGAGTTGGGTTGATAATCTTGGCAAGATGGCTAAGTCCACATTGGACTTTACTGGCTTGCCTGGTCTATTCAAGGATATTGCAACTTCGGGTAGTAATGATGACCCGTGGTATGTGGACGGTATCAACTTTGTCAAGAACACCGTCAAGGTAACCACAACTCCAGTTCGCGCTGCGGTTGGTGGGTTGCTTGCTGTTGGCGAGGCTTCTTACGAACTCGGCGGTAAAGTGCGCCGTGAAGGTGTTGAAACAATCCTTGAACAACCCTTCATGTACAACAAGTTCAAGAACTCAGGTGAGTCATACTCCGACTACACAATGCGTGTAGAGCGTGAAAAAGAAAACATTTCCCTGGGTCAAGCAACACTTTCAGCACTTGGTCAAGGCAAAAACGCTGGTGACCAGAGTGGTTGGTTCCAAGAGTGGACCGACAACAACTTTAGATTCCTCTCGGCTGGCTTTGATGTATTCAATCCAGCAGATAGAGAGTTGGCTTTCAAGGAGCAGTACACAGGAAAGTTTCTCTCTGGCGTGCAAGACATTGTTGCATCAACCCTGATTGACCCATTGACATTTACTGGCTTCTTGGGCAAGGGTGCTGTTATTGCAGCCAAGGCTCCAATGCTGGACCAGATTCAGGGAAGAACAGCACGCGCCGTCTTTGGCAAGTTTGCCATGACGGAAGAGCGTATGGATAACATTCTTACCAAGGCTCTTGAGGGTAAAGGCGAGGGTGTTACTGATATTCAGTTCCTTGCTGGCAGTAATGCTCGTGAGCAATATGAGTACTGGCGTAAGAAGAGGGTTACCAACCCAGATGCCATGGCGTATCTTTTTGGTCGAGCAGGCACCGAAGAAGAAGTCGTAGATACATTCAGGGCTGTCATGTACAAAGACACTCAGGCTATGGCTAAGGTCGCATCGAAAGACCCAGAATCAGCCATTGTTATTGACCAGATGACGGATGTTCCACATCCTCACCGTCAATACCTCGAGGGCAAGACTGACGGAGATTTGATTTCCTCCCCTGAATACAACAGGGCAACGAGTGATTACATCGCAAAACTTACCGACGAGACAAGCGATGCTTACGATGAGCGATTTGCTAACCTTTTAGCAGAAACCCAAACTGGTGGTCAGTTGAAGTATGGGTTTAGCCGTGGACCGTGGGAAGGCAAGTTAGCCCAAAAGTCTCGTGCTAAGGCACAAGGTGTATTTGCTGAGGCTGATAGTGTTGTATTCCAAAAGACCAGCCTTCATCCAATAATCAAGGTTGTCAACTTCCTAACCAAGGAATTGCCAAGCGGTGTTTTCAACCTTCATGATGGTGATTCCTACATCGAGTTCAACGCATTTCTTCGCGAGGCTAATGAACTTTCTAAAGGCGCATTTGGTACACAGGCTGCAGGATTTGCAGATAGATACCTCAGCGCAGTTAGCAACGGCGAGCGCCTAAACATCATTACGCAGGCTGAGCGTGCAGCGCTTGCAACCCTCTTCCCTCGCTATGCTCAAGACCAAATAGAAACATTGTACGCAATCTTTGATTACCGTAGAGCATCGCGTATCAAGCAACACCGTGACCAAGGATTCGTCTCATACCTTGAGAATGGTCAGGTTGTTCACGCTAAGGCTCCGGTGCTCCAAAGGGAGTCTGCAAACTTCGTCATTATCGCAGATTTGAGAAAACTCAAGTACGCGATTGACTCCCATGAGTCCGTGCTTCCAGGACTTCTTGACGGTCTTGCTGTCGAGGATATTGCTCTCCGCACTCAAAAGGGTCTATCTGCCCTCGGCACCATCAACGACATCTTCAAGACTTCGGTGCTTATGCGCCTTGGTTATACCGTTCGTAACATTACTGAGGCTCAACTTTCCATGCTTGCTAAGGGCTTTGCTCTTCCAGCGATGGTTGCAGCAGGTGGTGCAGATGGTGTCAAGCGTTTCTTCAAGAATCGTCAAATCGGATTTAGCCGTCTTGTTGATAACCTCAAGGTACTAACTGGTCGTGCTGATGATGTCGGCACGCTCCAATATGCTTTCCAGGTCGAAGCAGATAAGTTGCGCTCTATCGACATGAGCCGTAAGCAACTTGTCAAGGCTGTTGATGACCGTATTAGAGATTTAGAGGCTGACTTCTCAAGCGCTGTTACACGGCGGATTGAAGAAGAAGCAGCCAAGGGCAACATCATTGGGCGTGAAGAGGCAGCAGCCCTCGTCATTCCACGGGAACTACGAGTTCTTCGTGGGGTTATTGAGGACCTCAACTCCATCACGCTTTATCACGGTAGCCCAGAGGCTGCCTTTCAACTTGATGAGGCTCGTGCCCTTGTTGCATCCGCTTCGCCTAACACAGCCAAAAAGTATGCTGATGGATTTACTTTCCACTCCGCTGAGAATTACCTAGAGACAGCAACAGGAACTCGCCCTGGTCGCCTTGGCATGAAACCAGAGGTTCGTTTTCCAGAGTTGGCTCCGCCTCCGCCAATAGAGCAAGAACTTGCTCAGCGTGCCCAAAAGGGTGGTTTTTCTGTCCGTGGCGTGACCTTTGATTCGCCCACCCAGGGCTATATGGTTGGTCGTGCTTCCGGTGGTGTTGTACTTCCGGCAAAAAACCGCAAGGAAATTGCATCCACAATTCGCAAGTTTCTTGATGACAATGCCGAAATGTTTAGACAGAATCCAAATCTGTTTTTTGGTGGATGGTTCAACAAAAAAGACAAACAAATCTATTTGGACTTTGCCGATAATGTTGCATCAGAGCAGGCTGCTGTTAGACTTGGTAGCCCCGAGTTTCGGGACCAGATGGCTGTCTGGGATGTCAAAAACGGAAAAGAGATTGAGACAGGTGGTACAGGTGGCAAAGCAGCAAAAGAAGGCGCAGACCTCGACCCAGACCAAATCCTCGGCGAAGGAACGGTTGTTCGTACAAGTCCCGAAGAACTATTATCAAATGTCCGAGCAAGAGAAGCAGAACTGGCTAGAAGCGCTGGCAGAGGCGCTGGAGCAGTAAGCGAACGAGTAAAGAAAGCAGCAGACGATTTACTCACCGACATGATTGCTGCCAGAAATGCTGGCAGAGTTGTTGAGATGCGTACCCCTCGTGGGTGGAGAAAAGTCGAATCGCTTACTTGGAATCAAATTCGGCTTGCCGAAGAAGAAGCCCTCAAAATAGAACCAGAGATTTTTGCTCGCTCGGTATTCAGGGTTCAGGGTGGAAAAGGCAGCGTTACTCCAGTCCGTGTTTACGGCGAGGGTCTTGACCTTGTTCGATGGAGCGAAGGTGCAGAAACTGGCGTAAGACTTGCCAAGGTTACCGATTCATGGCGTGCCATGGATAATGAGGTCAAGTCTTTATTCGGTGGCAAAGTAGGCGTGTTCAAGGAATGGGTCAAAAAGAAAGGTTGGGAGAACCAATCAGACCCAATCTATGACTACATGCGAAAGAATAATCTTTCTTATGTTGCGGTGCCAGATGATGCTCGGGCTAATGGTTTGTCTTACATTGTGCTACCAGAGGCAGTATCTACCAAAGGTAGAAAGCGTGCCGTTGATAACTCCATAAAGGCTATGCAGGAGCGTGCTGCCGTTGAGGTAGCCGAGGACTTGCCAATTATGGAACAACCCCTTGCTACAGCCAAAGAGCGTCGTTTGGCTCGCACCACTGCTCGCAAGGCAGCAAGGCTTACTGAGCGCCCTATCTCTCCTTACTACACAAAAGAGAACATTGACTCGATGCTGAACAACGGCATTGAGGATGCTGCCGAGAATCTTGCACGGCTCTTTACGATGACACATGCTTCTATGGATGATGTTGCTGCTCGTCTTGGGGCTGCAGTTATCCGAGCAGAGTCGAAGGCAATCAAGCAACGCGCTGGCTTTGGGTACATGGAAATCGAAGCCATGGGTCAGAAGTACGAAGTCCCAGAAGTGTTCCAAGATGCCACCTGGTTTATGGGTCGTACTTCCGGAGAAGATACATGGAACTCTATGGTCGGAAGTCAGGAGATGGCTTTCAGCGCTGGCATTGGTGCGAGGACAGTGAGCCTTGTCAAGTCCAATGACCCACGCTATTTTGAGGCTTGGTCCAATGTCATCAACCTTCATTTCCGTGACCCAGAAACAGGGGTTATGGACCCGATTGTTCGCAGGGTTCTTGATGGTGAAACAGACCAAGACATTCTCAACTGGCTTACCAGAAGCAAAGATGGTCGGCTTTACGCCAATGACACCTACACCACACCGCGCCAAGCCTTTGGTTTGACCGCACTCCGTGGTGGAGAACTCAACGAAGATTTGCTAGAGAAAATCAACATTACCCGTGGCGCTGTAAAGTTGTATATTCCAGATGAGGAAACGGCGCTGTTCTTTAGCACTGCTCTTCCAGATGACCGAGTTGCCTCCGGTGCTATGTTGCAGGAATATCTGCAAAATCGCTTTGGTGTCAACCCAGAGAATCTGCCAGACATCAACGGACTGCTTGTAACAACTAGCAAGGAATACCGCGACCAAGAGCGTTTGATTGACACATTCAATAGGCGCGTTATGCGCTTCCTTGGCTCACTGCCAGAAGATGTCTTTGCTCGTCACCCGTTGGCTATCTCTGTTTACAATAGACAAATTCGTATAAACATAGAGAATCTGGCTGCAACAAAAGGAGCAGACCGACTTACGGCAGATGAAATAAACAACGCTGTGCGTGGTGCCCGCATTGATGCCCGCAGGCAAGTCGAGCAGACACTGTTTACCATCGTACGCAGGACCCGTGCTTCATCAAGCCAGGTTATGCAGTTGATGTTCCCGTTCTACGCAGCCTACGAAAACACCATCAAGCGATGGTCAGGTATCGTTGCTGAGAACCCACAGGCTGTCACATCGGCTGCTCGGACGATTGCCCAGATTGTCAATGGTCAGACCGTTATTGACCAAGACGGCAATCGCATTACGGATGCCAAGAAATTGGCTGGCGGAACCTATGCGAATCTTGTCGTACAGGTACCTCAAGGGTTTATTGACTCTTTGCCTAAGCAGTGGCGCGAGATTGCCAACAATGCGTTCAAGACGGTCAACATCCCGCTGTCATCCTTGGATGTTATTACCCAAGGTCAGCCAGGAAACCCAGGTTTCGGTCCATACGCGGTGCTTCCAACATACTTGGTGCTGCGTAATAGACCAGAACTTGAGGAAGCGTTTAGACCGTTCTTCCCCGCTGGTATGCCACAGACTGCAACAGACTTGTTTGCACCAGCAGCGCTGCGCCGTTTGCGCTCAATGTGGAGCCAGGACGAACTCTATGTCCGTACCTTCAACCAGATGCTCCGCTACGAGGCATACAACTACAACGCAGGGCGCAGGACAGATGAGCCAACGCTCAAGGAGATTACGGACAAGACCAACAAGTTCTTCATGCTCCGTGCTTTCTCCTCGCTGACAATGCCATTTGCGGTTAGCCCAGAGATGGACTTCTACCAGCAGACCTTCCGCCAGTTCCTTACGCAGTATGGACCAGGCGAGGCTGAGGCTAAGTTCCTTGAGATGTACCCAGATTATTTTGAGGCAACCGTCAGTCTTTCTAAGTCCCCAGGTAGCCTTGAGGCTAACAGGGAAACAGTCAACAACCTCAAGAAGTTCCGTGGACTTATGGCAGAGGCTGAGGCATCTGACAACCCAGAACTTATTGGATTCTTGGCTAATGATTTTGACGGGCAGTACACCTTTAGTCAGGCTGCTTATCAATGGCAGTACAGGCAAGGTGCTTATCCTGGCTCCAAGAACACTTATCGCCAGAACCGAAGCCCAGAAGAATTGTTGCGCGATGCCAATATCAAGCGTGGTTGGACACAGTTCAACTCGTTGATGGGTCAAATCAATACCTACAAAATTCAGAACGGTATTGTTTCGGATACTGACCCACGCATGGAGACAATCAATGCTGCCAAGCAGTTGTGGACTCGTATGCAGGCTGAGGAAAACTTCGATTGGTATTCCGAGTACATATCCCCAGATAGGGGTAAATACGAGCGCCGTGCTCTTGTCCTCAAGAAAGCACTGCAAGACAAGAATTGGATGGGGCAAAACGGCAACCGCACGGTTGTCAAGGCTATGGCTACATACCTTGATGTGCGTGACCAAATGGCTGACATCCTCAAGTCGCGTGATGCACAAGGTGGCTCAATGATGCTATCGGCTAAGAGCAATGCAGATTTAGTGTTCGTGTTTGACCAAGTAAAGCAGCAACTGATTGCAGAAAGCCCTGAGTTTGAGCAGTTCCTCAATCGTTACTTTATCAACGATACGGTGGTAGTTTGATGGTAGATGAAAAAAAGCCCAAGACAGAATCCGGAACACCATCCGGCACAGGCAAAAAGTCAAGCAACATTGACTTAGCAGCGCTTGTTGCTGCAGCCCAGGCTGCTGGAATGGGTGGCTCTGCTACTCAGGGTCCTTCGTTTACCACCCAAGATGCTACAGCCTATGTCCAGGACATCTACCGACAGATGCTTGGCAGGGCTGCTACTGGCGCAGAGCGTGCCAAGGCAATCAATGTGTTTCTCAATCAGGCTGCTGAAACCGATGTCGGTGGTAGGCAGGCTGCCATTGTTAGCCAGATTGAGGCAACTCCAGAATTTCGTGCTCGCCAAGAAAACCGCTACTTAGATGCAATTTACAACGCTATTGCTGAGGATGTAAGGAGGGCACAGGGCTGATGGCTGAAACATTTTCAGATGCCAAGGATACCTCCAGGAAAAGGCAGTTAGAAACTTTATCCGTAACTGGTCTTTCTAATGAACTCCAAAGAATAAATCGTGAGATTTATGAAACAGAGCAAACCATCCAGGGCGCTCCTACAGATAGCAAGCGTTTCAGGGATGCCGGAAAAAAACTTTCTTCGCTTAGGATAGAAAAACAAGACATTCAAGCACGCATTGCTAAAGCGCGTGAACCCAAGGCTAAAAGGGTTGATGCCGTTGCAGCAGAGGAGCAGTACCAAAGAGAGGTTGCTCTTGGTAGGCAACCAGTTCCGCGCTACGGAGCAGATGGCAAGTCTTTAGTTCCAGGAACCGATGCTTACTTCCAAGGCTCAACAGAGCGACCAGAGGTACCGCGGGTGCCAAAGTCTCAGGTCGAGGAGGACGGTGCGTTTCTCGGTCAAGGCACACCCGATAAGCCACTGCTTCGCAACAATGTCCCTTTCAGCGGAAGCCACAAGGGTAAGACATACAAAGACGGAATCCTTGTCAAAGAGACAAGCGAAACCGCTGCTGCTGGTGCTGCAGAATCTAAAGTCAAGGCTGGCGGAAGAGACAACAAGCAACTCTGGCTTTCCTACCTACGCACAACCTTTGCTGAGTTGGACGATAAGGCGCAGCGCAATCAGATTGACCGTCTCTTCAATACGGCAGTCAACCAGCAGTGGGACGAGCAAACCTTTATGGAAGCGCTCAAGGGAACTAACTGGTGGCAAAGCACGCTTCCTAGCCTGCGTATGTTCTTCATCGAGACAAATGACCCACGCAACGCATCTACTTTTGCAGAAAAACTACGCAATAACATTGACAGCGTAGCGTCCAAACTTGAGGCTTTGGGTATTTCCGTCAAAGGATTTGATGACACTACTGGCAAGATTGTTGATAACTCTCAGTTCCTTGAGGGTATTGCCATGGAGTCAATCAGGAACAACTGGGACGATGACCAACTGGAAAGTTACCTTGCAACCAAGGGCAACCTTATTTTCACAGGTGGCGGTGTCATCGGTGGCTACCTAGATAGAATCAAAAAGACTGCCTACAACTACGGCATTTCCTTAGATGCTAACCTAGAGAACACCATCAATATGTCATTGCTCGATGCCATGGATGGCAGAGACTATCAGTACTGGGATAACAGCATCAAGCAAATGGCTTTGGATGCTCCTCAGAACAAGCCATTCCAAGAGTCTCTCAAGACTGGCAGAAGCCTTTACGAAGTGACGAACAACTACCGTCAGCAGATGGCTCAACTCCTTGAGATTGATTCCACCGCAATTACCTGGAATGACTTGATGGGTAAAGTAATTGACAAAGACACGGGCAATGCTCGCACCTTTGCCGACTTCAATAAGCAACTCAAGCAGGACCCAATGTGGCAGTACACCAAGAACGCAAAGGAAACCTATAGCAATATGGCACTTGATATTGCAAAGATGTTCGGATTTGCAGGCTAACCCATGGCGATAACGAGACGACAATGGAGCAATCTTCAACGGATGCTTCCGCAAGAAGATAGGATGTCCTACGAAGATTACCTGGCTACAACGGGTGAATCTACTCAGGCACCATCTGCTACTCCGCGGGGTAACCAAGGACCTGGGCTTACTGGCGCAGAAGAAAGAATGTTCGGGATTACCGATGCTGCTATTGCTCCAACGCCAATAACCACGCCTGTTATTACCCCGAAACAACCACTTGAACCAACCCCAAAGGGTGATACATGGACCGGAACTGGTACAACTGGTGACCCATTAGCACTCAACGGTTCCCCATATACCGGACAGTACAATGGGGCTACCTATGTAAACGGTATTCTCAAGGTAGATAGTGCAAGCAACCAGCCGACTTCCTATGCTGGAAATGGCAATGCCCAAAGTCCGCTGACTGCCAATGGCATCCCATATACCGGAACCCTCTATGGTGCAACCTATGTCAATGGGGTTATCCAACTTCCAAAGCCAGTAGATAACACCAAGGAGTTGGAAAACAGGCAACGCAGAACTGCCCAACAAGAGTTCAAGGCAACCCTTGGAGAGATTGGTCTAGCAGATTTAGCAGATACTGTTGATGCGATGATTATTGAAGATAAGACTATCGCTCAAATCAAGATGGATTTGCCTAACACTAAATCCTATAAGGACCGCTTTCCAGGAATGGAAGCCTTGCGTAAGGCTGGCGTAGCCATCAATGAGGCTACCTATATCTCGAATGAGCGTGGCTACTTGCAGACTCTCAGAGCATTTGGACTTGACACCAGCATACTTGGTAGCAGGCAAATGCTTGGAAAGTACATAGAGAATACAGTAGCGCCTCGAGAGTTTGAGGAGCGCGTTAGCACGGCAGCAAACCGTCTCGATGAAAACCCAGAGGTCATGGAAACATTCAAGACTTTCTACCCAGAGGTAGATAAGAGTGCGGTCTTGACTTATATCCTCAACCCGACGGTTGGTATAGATGTTATCCGCAAGCAAGTTAGGACTGCCGAGATTGGTGCAGCAGCAACCAAAGCAGGTCTTGCTGGAGTTGCAAGAGCGCTTCCAGGAGCAGACGAACTTGCACGAAGTCTTATTGGTGCAGTAGGAGAATCTTCCTACAATCAGATTTCTGCTTCATTCCAAAGAGCAAGGCAGTTGGCTGATACACAGCGCAGGCTTGCTGCTATCGAAGGACAGAACTATCAGGATGTAGAGGCTGTACAAGCAGTCGTTGGTGGCGATATTCAAGCAGGTCTTGCCTCACAGCGTAGAACTGCTCGTGAGTTAGCACGCTTCCAGGAGCGTGGCGGAGTCACCGCAACATCCCTACAGCAAACAAACATATAGAACCCCCACCCTGACCGACCAGCCCAGGGGGGCGTAGAAGTCTGGTAGCGGTAGCCGTATGGGTTTCCCCGAATCCATGCGAGGACTGCGAATACAACGAAAAGGGAGATAGGTAGATGGCTACCAATTACGAATACGATGACGAAGATGACAACACTTCAACAGATGTTGTTGCTCAACTCCGCAAAGTAAACCGTGCGCTAGAAAAGCGTGCGAAAGAACTAGAGCAGGAGTTGTCAGGTCTGAAAGTACAGACCCGTCAGCGTACTGTCAAGGAAGTTCTACAGGCTAAAGGACTCAATCCAAAGATTGCAGCGTTCGTGCCACAGGATATTGATGCCTCGGAAGAAGCAATCAACCAGTGGGTAAACGAATATGGCGATGTCTTTGGAGCGCCAGTCCAACAGCAAGAACAAGCACAAGTTCCAGATGTTGCAGCACATGCAAGAATCAACAACATGGTTTCTACTGGTCAACCACCTTCGGTTGACGAGGATGCTATGTCTAGGGTTCTCAATGCTAAGACTAAAGAAGAACTTGATGCCCTCCTTGGTCTATAACCAAACCACACATCAACCAATCACCAGGAGGTGAACACATGGCATATACCGACACAACGAGTTTCGCTGGTCTAGTCAAGACAGCGTATGACCGCTATGTTGAGTTTGCCCTCCGCGCTCAGCCGATGATTCGTGCTGTTGCGGACAAGAAGCCAGCACAACAGGCAATGCCTGGTTCAAGCGTTGTATTCTCGCTTTACAATGACTTGGCTGCTGCTACTTCAACCCTTCAAGAGACAACTGACCCAGATGCAGTCGCATTGCCAGATGTCTCCACCGTTTCCGTTACTCTCAATGAGTACGGCAACGCAGCGCTTGCAACCCGTAAACTCGAGTTGTTCTCGCTCTCCGATGTTGACCCTGCTATCGCAGACATCATCGCCTTCAACATGGCTGACTCGCTTGATACCGTTGCACAGAATGTTCTTCGTGCAGGTACCAATGTTCTTTACGGCGGGAACGCTACCTCAACCGCAACTGTTGATGCTTCTGACGATATTGATTCGGCAGTCATCCGCAAGGCTGTTGCCAAGTTGCGTGCAAACAAGGCTGTCCCACGCTCGGGTAGCCTCTATTGGGTTGGTATCCACCCAGAAGTCTCGCACGACCTTCGTGCAGAGTCCGGCTCCGTCGGCTGGCGCGATACCCACGCACACACTGACGCTTCCCTTGGCAACCTGTTCGCAGGCTCCATCGGAACCTACGAGGGTGCGTTCTTCATCGAGAACCCACGCATGTACAGTGCTAAGTCCGGCGCTGACCAGACCCCTCTTGCAACCACTGCTGTCACCGTTACCGGTGCAACCGCTGGCTTCACCTTCGGTGTTGCTTCTTCGGCTGTCATCGCTTCACGCGCAGAAGTTGGCGACAAGGTTTCTGGAACTGGTATTGCATCTGGTGCAAAGATTACTGAAATCAGCACCACTGGCAACACCACAACCTTCACGGTTGACCTCGCTAACACCGCAGTTGTCACTGGCAATGTTCAGGTAACTCCAGTTACCCGAGTATTCAGCACAATCCTTTGCGGTAAGCAGGCACTTGCCGAGGCTGTTGCACAAGAGCCAGGTGTGGTCATTGGACCAGTCACCGATAGATTGATGCGATTCCGACCAATCGGTTGGTACGGCGTTCTTGGATGGACCCGTTACCGAGAGGCTGCTCTTTATCGTATCGAGACAGGTTCTTCAATCGCTGCTCTCTAAGCAGTAGGCGTTGCGGGGGTTATCACATAGCGGGTAGCCCCCCAACCCAGAATAAGGATGACATGGCAAACTATTACTTCACTACCCCTACAGTGAATGAGACACCAGCGGGTTATGGTCCCTTATTTGATAGATACGAACTAACCCGCGGTATATCAGTGCTCCGTATAAACGGTGTTTATTCCTCCTACCGTTATCCAGCACAGACACAGATTGACCAAGCCCAAGAGTTTTACCTCGGCGGAACAGTTACTTTGATAGATGAAGAAACAAAGGATGCACTTACCGCACAAGGATATGGAGCGTACATAACACCAGCATGAACCTACATCAAATACAAAAGCACCCAGAATATGTAGAGGGATGCTTCGGATGCAAAGTTGGAACCCTTGTTATGAACGCTGGAGATGCTAACTCCAACCTCAATGTTTCTACCCGCAAGTGGGATAGGGAACTAGAGGCGTACAGAACAGCCCGCGCCCAGGGCATCCAGCCCGCAGGTACCAGCATGAAGAAGGTGCAAGAGGCAGTTCAGATTTCAGAAAAAACAGGACAGGCATACAAGGCAGGGTAGGGAGAGGAATATGGCTGCCAAGAAGAAACCAGTACGGAAAAAAGCAACTGCTAAAAGAGCAGCCAAAAAGGTTGAGACAGTCAAGGACGAGTCGTTCACAGAACTTGACATGTATTGCATCTGGCTCAACGAGTATTACGACTCTCTGCTCAAGGCAGGTTTCAAGTACGACATAGCCCTATCGCTGATTATGGATAAAGAGTCTTACCCAAGTTGGGTCAAGTACAAGGCACCAACTGCGGAAGAGTTAGGCAAGTATTTAGACGAGGATGATGATGACCTATGGGATTCATAATTCCTGAACCAATGTGGGGACTGCCCTCTCCCACTATCCAAGACGAGGACATCTACGAGGAAGAGGACGAAGAATAATGTGCATCGAGTGCAACTGCTTCGGAACAGTAACCCCATACGGTGTTGGTGGGCGTGCAATCAACGCTGCTCCAGCCCCTGCTAATCCAGCCCTTTACAACAAGCCAATCCAGCGCATCGGTGAGACACCTCACGGCATGAAGCCTGAGATGGATGAGTACGAGTCGGATGGTATGTAATGAAAGGCAAAGCCAAGGTCGGGAAGGTCATGGGCGAGTACAAGCGCGGAACACTCAAGTCTAGTTCTGGCTCAAAGGTAACATCTCGCAAGCAGGCTGTAGCCATCGCTATGAGCGAGGCTGGCAAGGCTAAGAAGAAGGCTAAGAAGCGTGGCAAGTAAGAAGGATTCACGCCTCGCCAGGGCTGGTGTCTCTGGCTACAACAAGCCTAAGCGCACGCCAAGCCATCCCACCAAGTCACATGTTGTTGTGGCTAAGTCGGGAAGCCAAGTCAAGACCATTCGGTTTGGTCAACAGGGTGTAACGGGAGATAGGAAGCCTACGAAACGACAGGCATCCTTCAAGGCTCGCCATGCTAAGAACATCGCCAAAGGCAAGATGAGCGCAGCATATTGGGCAGACAAGGTGAAGTGGTGAAGAAGAAAGCATTTTGGGACAAGAAGAACCCCAACAAGAAGTCCAAGCCCTTGACCCCTAGCCAGAAGGCTCAGGCTAAGGCTCGGGCTAAGAAGGCTGGTCGTCCCTATCCCAATCTTGTGGATAACGCAGCAGTCAGGAGAAAGGCTAAGTAATGGCTACAGGAGTCGCAGGAAGCACGCTTACGGCGGAGATGAACCGTTTAGCCAACGGTGGAACATACCCCGCCCTAACAGCCTATAAAGCCCTCATAGGGGCTGCTAACGCTTGGGCTGGCACCTCCGGCTTAGGGCTATTGGGTGCTCTCAACTACAAGGCATCCTCGACCAGGCAGCCAAATGCCTTCAAGGGTCTAAACGCTGTATGCAATGAGATTGCTGGAACGACTGGACTATCGGCTGTGGATGCCTTGAGGAGTATCAACCTATGAGTAGTTTCGGACAACTGGCTGACCGCGTTGAGTCGGTCCTTCATGGCTATACGGAGAACTCCGAGCCAACCACCTGGCTTACCTCGGCTGTCACCTCGGCTACTGGAACAACCTTCAATGTCTATGATGCCACCACCTTGGGTCGTGGCTTTGCCCAGGTTGGTGACGAGATATTCTTTATCAACACCACAGACAATGTGAATAACCAGTTGAACATAGCCCCATGGGGTAGAGGTCAGCGTGGCACCACGGCTACCACCCATGCCGTCAATGCCAAGGTTATGGGCAGCCCTATCTTTCCTCGTCAAGAAATCAAGAACGCCATCAACAATACGCTTGATGCGATGTATCCATCAGTCTTTGCTGTGGGTACCTATGACTTTGATTTTATAGCAGCCCGCACTACCTATAGTTTGCCAAGCAACTTCCAGAATGTTCTTAGCGTTACCTACTCAACAGTAGGACCAACCGAAGAGTGGATGCCAGTGCGTGCCTACACGGTCAACCGCACGGCAGATACAACCGACTTTACAACAGGAAAGTCCATCAGCATCTATGCTGGCATAGTACCTGGGCAGACCATCCATGTGGCTTATGCCAAGCGCCCAACCCTCTTGGTCAATGACAGCGATGACTATGAGACAGTAACCGGCATGCCGTCCTATTCGGAGGATGTCGTTATCTATGGTGCTGCCTTCCGTATGATTTCATTCCTTGACCCATCACGCCTTGGTCCGCAATCTGCTATGGCAGATGCGCTTGATGGAATCAGACCAGCAGGTTCTGGACAGAACGCTTCCAGATTCTTGTACAACATTTATCAACAGCGTCTAAACGAAGTGGCGGATAACCAACGCCGTCAATACCCCATCCGTTCCCACTATCAGAGATAGGTAAAACATGGCAGCAGGCGACCCTGGCTCACCGGCGCGGTACTACTCCTCAACCGCAGTAGAAACCTCGCTCCAGTCATCCATACCCGCACAATCACAGGGACAACAGAACACCTCGTTCATCGTTGGCTCTATCAGCGGTTTTCCAACTTCGTATCCGTACACGCTTATCATTGACCCTGATACTTCTAAGGAAGAAGTCCTCACGGTCACAGCGGGTAGCGGAACAACGCTTACCGTAACCCGTGGCTCTGACGGCACCCAGGCTGTTGCCCACTCTGCTGGTGCAGTCGTTCGCCACGGTGTCTCTGGTCGAGACTTCCGCGAGGCAGAGAATCACATTGCTGCCCGTGGCTATGACACAGATGAATCAATCCTTAGTGCAGCAAACCAGACCCATGTGCATGGTCTTGCCGTTAGCGATGGTGTTGTCGTTGGTACCACCAAGGCACAGACGATTAGCAACAAGGTCTTTATTGCCTCGACCCTGGCTGGTGATATTACTTCCTCGGCTACGGTCACCGTCACTGGTGCAATCGTTGTCTCTGGTGGAAGCATCACGGGGTTGCCAACACCAGCAACAACATCTGCTGCAGCCCCTAAAGGTTATGTAGATACTTTATTCAACGCTACTATTAGTGCTCAAACTTCTGCTGCTGCAGCAAACACATCGGCAGTTGCTGCAAGCACTAGCGCAGCCAACGCTTCTGCTAGTGCCTCTGCTGCTTCGACCAGTGCTGCTGCTGCTAACACCAGCGCTATTGCTGCATCAACCTCAGCGGTTAGCGCCGAAACTTATTATCAGGCAACTTTGGTTGCTGCTAATAGCGTAAATGTCAATGCTGCCCTTGCTCAAAGTAGTGCTGTTTCTGCTTCTAGCAGTGCAGCAAATGCTTCTATTTCTCAAGCATCAGCAAATACATCGGCAGTCAACGCCTCAACTTCTGAAGCAAACGCCAGTGCATTTTCTGCATCAGCATCTACATCTGCTGCCGGAGCAGCAACATCTGCTACATCAGCAAACTTGTCATATCAATCTACTGTTGGTCAAGCCGGAACGGGCTTGGTCCGAGATATGGGTCTTATCACTAGCGCTGATACCAGCACTGGTCCTTATGTCTCTATCTCAACATTGACCGATAACGCTACTGCTGCAGCAAGTTCTGCCGTAGCAGCATCTACATCATCGGTCATTGCTGCAACAACTGCTACCGCTGCTGCTACTAGTGCATCTGCTTCTGCTGTCGCAGCATCCACTTCTGCTGCATCGGCATCAGTATCAGCAGCAGCAGCATCAACAAGTGCAGCATCCGCTGCAGCCAGCGCTACTCAAGCAGCAAGTGCTATACCTGCTGTTACTTCAAGTGTCTCTGGTTATTTCTTATCAAACAATGGAACATCTGCCCTCTGGGTAAGCCTATCTGATTGGGGTTCAATCGTATGAGTTTTGCATTTCAACGCCGTAGGGGTACAACCACACAGCACTCATCCTTTACTGGTTTGCTTGCTGAACTTACGGTTGATACCGACAAAGACACAGTTGTTGTTCACGATGGGTCCACTGCTGGTGGCTTCCCGTTGTCTAAACAACGCAACAGCCTAATCACTGCATCTACAACTGCCTATACTCTGGCAGCAACTGATGCGGATAATGTGGTTGTAACGAGCAATTCTGCAGCAGTCACCGTTACTGTCAACAACAGCGTATTTGCTGCTGGCGACAGGATTGCTGTTGTCCAAAAGGGTGCCGGTCAGGTCACCTTTGCTGCCGGAGCCGGAGTAACCATTGTCTCTAATGGTGCTACCGCTGCTGCTCCTAAGATTCGAGCACAGTATTCCGCAGCCCAAGTTATCGCTGAGTCCGCATCGTCATTCATCATCGTGGGGGATATTCAATAATGCCACTATTCACTGGAATCTTTGCATCGGCTATCAGTGGTAACCTTACACCAGCCGATGCAGGTTCAATGTTTCCGTTGGGTGAGTTCACGCTGGCTTCGGCGCAAAGTAGTATTACCTTCAGCAACATCCCTCAAACATATACCCACCTACAAATTAGAGGTCATATAAACGCACCCGATGACTGGAGTTATAGATTCAATTCTGACAGTGGGTCAAACTATTCAGCACACCTTCTTTATGGAGGAGGTTCATCTGTCACAGCGAGTGCTTTGGCTCCCTTATCGCGAGGATATATTGGATATGGAGCAGGTTCGGGCAATTTAGGTAGTTTTGTTTTAGATATTCTAGATTATAGAAACACGAACAAGTACACCACAACAAAAGCGCTTGCTGGATATGATGCGAACGGCTCTGGAATTATAATGCTAAATAGCGCTTCTTGGAGAAACACGGCAGCAATTACAAGTATTCAGATATTTCCATCAAGTGGAAATCTAGCAGCCAACTCAGCCTTCCAGTTATATGGAGTGAACGCCTAATGTCGACATATACACCGATAAGCACCCAGACTCTTTCCGCTAATGCTGCAACTGTTGTCTTTAGTGGTATTCCACAAACCTATACCGACCTAGTTCTTGTGTGTAGCGCTCGTATTGACCAATCTGGAAACTCTGAAATTTACGGACGGTTCAACTCAGACTCTGGCTCTAACTATAGTTGGACACAGATGACCGGTAACGGGTCTACCACATCATCTGGTAGAGCAACTAATGATGTTTATATCAACCTTGGTCAAGGTTCAGGAACATCATCAGCAGCAGGAACTTTTGCGGTATCCATAAATCATATTATGAATTACTCCAATACGACTACTAATAAAACAATTATTACTCGTCAAGGTGATGCCAACAATGTCCTACGCGCTGCTGCTGGATTATGGCGCAGTACTGCTGCTATCAATACTATTACTATCTACGGAAACGCTGGTGGTGGATTAGTTTCTGGCTCCACCTTCACCCTCTACGGCATCGGCGCTGGCTCACCGAAGGCATTTGGTGGGGATGAAGTAACAACAGACGGAACCTACTGGTATCACACCTACCGTAGTTCTGGCATCTTTGCTCCAATGCAGAACCTATCCTGTGACTATGTAGTTGTAGCAGGTGGCGGTGGAGGAGCAGCGGGTGGTTCTGGAGCAGGTGGCTTCAAGACTTCCATTGGAGGCTCTCCGCTTTCGCTTATCGCTGGTTCTAACAACACGGTCACGATTGGTGGCGGTGGTACCGGTGCAACTCTTTCTTATGGCGCTTCAACTGCAGGGCGTACAAAAGGCACGAATAGTGTTTTTAGTACCATTACAGCCACTGGTGGCGGTGGTGCTGGTGCAGGACCCGATGCTGCGGGTGGAGGAACAGACGCAAATCTATCGGGTGGTTCTGGCGGTGGTGCAACTTATTCTTCCGGCGTGGGCAAATATGGCACCGGAATATCTGGTGAAGGAAACAACGGTGGTCAAGATGTTTTTGATAATCCACCTTATTCCGGAGCAGGAGGTGGTGGTGCTGGTGCAGTAGGTCAGAACAACCAATCTAGTTCTGTCGCCGGTAATGGTGGTGCCGGTACATTCAATGCAATCACTAATGCTGCTTTAGTAGGTCAACTATCTGGTGGAAACTACTACTTAGCAGGTGGTGGTGGCGGTGGTATTTACGGCGCTGCTGGTTCCGGAACTGGTGGAACGGGCGGTCTTGGTGGCGGAGGTAATGGATGTAATGGAACATCTGCTACTGATATAGGGCAAAACGGTACTGCTAATACAGGTGGCGGTGCTGGCGGTTCTTCTGCTGATGCAACTGGTAGAGCAGGCGGTTCGGGCGTAGTGATTGTGAGGTACTTAGTCTAATGGCACTCAATGGCACAATGGTTGCAATTCAGACCGTCACTGTGGGTAGTGGTGGTGCTGCAGATGTTACCTTTAGCAACATCCCGCAGACTTACACGGATTTAGTAATAAAAGCATCTACTCGTAACAACGATTCAGCGAGCACAAGTGGTTCCTACTACATCATAAAGTTCAATGGGTCAAGCACTTCTTTTACTAATAGATATTTGCGTGGTAATGGAAGTGCTGCTTCATCGGCAACGTTCAATCAGTACGCTGGAAACTCAGTAACAACAGGGCAGACTGCCAGTACGTTTAGCAATGATGAAATCTATATTCCAAATTATGCTGGCTCAACGAACAAATCTTATAGCGCTGATAGCGTAGTTGAGAACAACGCTACTGGAGCGTTTTCGCTACTTAGTGCTGGATTGTGGTCAAACACTGCAGCCATTACATCAGTAACCTTAGAAGCGGCAAACGCTGGAGCAAATCCATTTCAACAATACTCCACATTTACCTTGTATGGCATCTCCCGCACGACTGCCCAAATCAAGGCAACTGGTGGAATGGTGTATGACACAGACACCCACGTCTATCACCTCTTCAATGAAAGCGGTACTTTTACGCCAACGCAGAATCTCACCGTTGACTACTTAGTAATTGCTGGTGGTGGTGGAGGAGGACCAAACAAGGGTTCAGGTGGTGGAGCAGGTGGATACCGAACTTCTGTAGGTACTTCTGGTGGCGGCGCTTCCGCTGAATCAGCACTATCTCTACTGAATGGAACAAATTATACAGTTACCGTTGGAGCAGGTGGGGCAAAAGGAACTGGAAGTTCAACAAATGCAACTCAAGGGTCAAATAGTGTTTTTAGCACTATTACATCAAGCGGTGGTGGTTTAGGGGTTCACGGTCTTTCTGCTCAAACCGGAACCGCTGGCGGTTCAGGCAGTGGTGGAACAAGAAGCACAAGCAATCCTGGCGGCGCTGGAACTGCAAATCAAGGTTATGCAGGCGGTGATGGAGGAACGACTGCTGAAAGAGCAGGCGGTGGTGGAGGTGCTGGAGCAGTTGGAGTTGCCGGAAATACATCAGGAAATGGTGGCAATGGAGTTTCCTCTTCTATAACAGGAACTGCAGTTACAAGAGCAGGCGGTGGCGGAGGCGGTTGTCTTGATGCGACTGCAGGAACTGGTGGAACTGGCGGTGGCGGTAATGGTGGAACCACCTCAGTCACTGGTGGAAATGGAACTGCCAACACAGGCGGAGGTGGCGGTGGTGGAGGTGCTGGGTCCCAAGATGGTGGTAACGGTGGTTCCGGTGTAGTAATAGTTAGATATGCAAAGTAAAGGATAACAATGGCACATTTCGCAGAAGTAGATAGCAACAATGTAGTAACACAGGTGCTTGTTGTTCCTGATGAACAAGAGCATCGAGGCGAGGACTTCCTCGCTAATGACCTCGGATTGGGTGGACGCTGGATTCAGACATCCTACAACCAC